ACCGCAGCTGACTGTAAATCAGGCGCTTCGGCATACGGGGTTCGAGTCCCTGGCTCTCCACCAATTATTCATGACGGAATCCCCCGCCTCCAGTTATTACATTCTGAAGCTCAAAAAAACCATAATGGTACCTATCAATAATCTTTAACATCTCTTTAGCAACTTCTATTCTTCTATCAAATGTGTTAAGATCATTTTGCCTAGCATCTAGAGCGTTAGTTAGAAAAGAAGAAAAGATATCTTCTATCTCTAACTCATCTTTTACTCGTATTTTAGATTTAACTAGATTCAATTTAGAAATATAGATGCTATTATTAATTTTATCTTTTTCAAGATTTTCTATGGATTTTTCTAGTTCGTTTTTACATATATCCAAGATATTATCAGTATCGGGATTAATATTGGGCAATACCATAAAAAATAAATTAGAAAGATTCATCCTTGCTTCTTGAAGTATATCCATCCTCTGATTAACAGCACCACTCTTGTCGTATTCTGCTCTCCGTTCGGGATCACTTAATACTTCATACGCAAGTTTAATTTCTTTGAATTTTTCTACATCACCGCCCATATCGGGATGGTGTATCCGTGCAAGTATTCTAAACTGATGTTTAATTTGTTCTTGCGTACAATCTTTAGGTAGACCGAGAATTTCGTATAGATCTTGCATGATATTTATTCTTTGTGCACTAGACTATAATATATATTTGTCTGTTCCGGATTAGCTCAGTGGTAGAGTAGATGACTGTTAATCATTTGGTCCCTGGTTCGAGCCCAGGATCCGGAGCCATTTCGCCGCTTTAGTATAATGGTAATACAGTGGATTTGTAATCCTCTGATGGGAGTTCGATTCTCTCAAGCGGCACCAAGCATTCTTAGCTCAGCGGTAGAGCATCTGCCTTACACGCAGAGGGTCGTTGGTTCGAAACCAGCAGAATGCACCAGTTCGGAGATTAGCGCAGTCTGGTAGCGCATCTGCTTTGGGAGCAGAGGGTCGGGAGTTCGAATCTCTCATCTCCGACCATAATATCGCGGCGGTAGTTCAATGGTAGAATGAGAGCCTTCCAAGCTCACGACACGGGTTCGATTCCCGTTCGCCGCTCCAAACTTTTTGCTTGACTTCTATTCACTAGACTTTATAATTTAATTATGCGACTGTAGCTCAGTGGATAGAGCAACGGTCTAAATTTATGTTTTTATAAATAGAATAAAGCGTCTATGGTGAAAGGGATATCACAAGGGTCTTCTAAACCCTAATTCCAGGTTCGAATCCTGGTAGGCGCACCATTCTAATTAGGAGACATAAATGTCTATTTGTAAACATTGCAAAAAAGAGTTTGAGAAAAAAGAGATTGCTAATCATTCTAGATGGTGTGATTTAAATCCTAAACGAAGTCAATATAATAAAGATTTAACTAAAGCAAGAGCTGCTAAAAAGAATTTTAAAAATCAATATTCGTACGGTGCTGTTTGTTCTGAAGAAACTAAAGAAAAACAAAGATTAGCATCAACCGGTAGAACACACACAGAAGAAACTAAACAACTTCTTAGAGAAAAAGCATTGGCATCGCCGCATAGAAGATTAAAGAAAGGTACTGTAGAATATAAAGGTATCTTATTAGATTCTTCTTGGGAGTTGGAGTTAGCAAAACGCTTAGATGAATTGGAAATAAAATGGGTTAGGCCTGATCCAATACCTTGGGTAGATGAAGAAGGTGTAACACATAATTATTTTCCAGATTTCTATCTAGAAGATTATGATTTGTTTTTGGATCCTAAAAATCCACAAGCGATTAAAGTACAAAAGAAAAAATTAGATAGTCTATTGACACAGTACAAAAACATTGTTATTATAGATTCTATAGAAAAATGTAAACAGTATAGCGTCTAGGTCAGAGGTTCGATCCCTCTCAGTCGCGCCAGTTCTTTAAAAATTTGCTCCCATAGCTTAACGGTAAAGCTCCGGACTTATACCCCGGCGATGCCTCTAGATGAGGGGATGATCTCAGTTCGAATCTGAGTGGGAGTACCATATATGCCCTGGTGGTGAAATAGGTAGACACAATTGACTTAAAATCAATCACCGTAAGGTGTGCCGGTTCGAGTCCGGCCCTGGGCACCATCTATTGTTATTATTAAAAAATACAATGAAGAAATAGACGTAAATTTATAAAAACTATTAATATATAATTTTGTAAGCAGTAAAATCCTCAACCATAAATAGGAGTTTTGAATTGAAAACCATTGGCAACAAACTTACTAATTTCGCAGTCACCGGTGTCCGTCCAGGAGCCCTCTCACCTGATGACGCATTTGAAACCATCACACAAAATTCTTTCCCCGGTAAGTGGAAAGTGATCATGTTCTATCCCAAAGATTTTACTTTCGTATGCCCGACCGAGATCGTCGCATACGATAAACTCAACGGTGACTTCGATGATCGCGATGCAGTCCTTCTCATGGGTTCCACTGACAACGAGTTCTGCAAACTCGCATGGAAGAATGCTCACGAAGATCTCAAGAAGACCTCATCTTGGATGTTCGCAGATACCCTCCGCGATGCTCAGGAAGAGTATAACGATGGCAAGTTCGAAGAGATCAGCCCAAGCGGTTTGGCTCATCAACTCGGTGTTATCGACACCGCGACAGGTGTCGCACTCCGTGCAACATTCATCGTAGATCCTGAGAATGTCATCCAGCATGTCACAGTAAACAATCTCAACGTTGGTCGTTCTGCAGAAGAGACCCTGCGCATCCTAGATGCTCTTCAGACCGGTGAGCTCTGCGCATGTAATCGTGCAGTAGGCGGAGAGACACTCTAAGAAAGGAAAAGGACAATGAACTTCAACGAACTGTTTTATTATTTGAAGAAGTATCATTGTCCCACCTGCCAAGTAGGAGGTGGGCAATGACCGCATGGGTAGATCATCTTAAATCAGTAATCCCAGATTATGCCAAGGACACGAAACTCAATCTAGATAACGTTGTCAATCGCAGTTCCCTGGATCAAGCATTGGCAGAGGGTTGCGCTCTAGCAGCAGTATTTGCTACGGGCAATACCAAGCTTTGGACTTGGATGCAGACTCAGATCCAAGACACCAAGGAAGTGGAAGCAGCCATCACCGCAGCAAGCCTCATGGGTATGAATAATGTATGGTATCCATATGTCGAGACGGCAGAGGATCCAAACCTTTCAGGTATGCCAGCTCAGCTTCGTATGAATGCGATCTCGACGCACGGCGGTACAACTAAAGCAAATTTCGAAGCATATAGCTTGGCTGCAAGTATCGTTGGTAAGTGTCATTTCTGTGTTAAAGCTCACTACGAGACTCTAAAGAAAGAAGGTTTTACTACTGAACAGCTCAGAGATATTGGGCGAATCGCGGCAGTCATGACAGCAGTATCTAAAGTAATGCAAAATTAGTGCTTGACAACGACACCGATTGATATTATAATTATAAATAGAAATACTTTCCAAAAAGGTTGAAAGTAATACGCAAACAAGATATAATAGATATTCGTAAAGGTTGTTTTGGGGGGCTATAGCTCAGCGGTTAGCAGCAGGGTGCTCATAACGCCTTGGTCCCTGGTTCGAATCCAGGTGGCCCCACCAAAGCAACTTCTTTTCAGTTTTACTAAATTATAAAATAATGAGCAATCCCGATGTCGTATAATGGCATTACGCTGGTCTCCAAAACCAGTCACGGCAGTTCGATTCTGTCCATCGGGGCCAATAACTAACTTAGGGTGACAATGAAGAAAATAGATCTCCAAGAAGTTAAAAGCTTCATTCAAGAACAATCCCCCTCAACTAAAATATACATCGGTTGTGATTCCGAACGATTCCGTGTCAACGGTATTTGGTATGCAGATTATATCCTTGCCATCGTAATACACATCAATGGTAAAAATGGATGTAAACTCTTCGGTGAGGTTGTTCGAGAAAGAGACTATGATCAAAAGGTTAATCGTCCCCGTTTTCGTTTGATGAATGAAGCTTATAAGTTATCTGAGCTATATCTTAAATTGGCAGATGTGCTGGTAGATAGAGAGGTCGAAGTTCATCTAGATATCAATCCAAATGAGATGCACGGATCAAACTGTGTGATGCAGGAAGCCATAGGATATATACGAGGTACTTGTAATGTTATACCCATGGTTAAACCGAGAGCATTTGCAGCATCATACGCTGCGGATCGTTTGAAAGATTTAAAAATTGCTTAGGAGGCATTATGCATAATAATATGACAGAGAAAGAAAAAGATTTTGGTCGATATACTTCCGAAAAGGCAGCATTGCAGATCGGTAATCTTTATGATATGGTTCTGGTTGCTAGTTTACGTGCAAGGGAAATGAAAAAGAAAAAATTCAATCTCCCGACACGAGAGACTTTGGCTGCTGTTCGAGAAATTGAGGAGGGTAAGGTAGGCAGGGAGTATCTAGAAAGGATAAAATAGTCCTTGACAGATTGTTAAAGATATATTATAATTATTTTGTAGTTTAAAATACTACAGTTAATCTTTATTTGAATGGAGAAAGTTATGTTGAAAGATAAAGTTTTGAATGTTCTTAAAAGTGGTCGTCAGTTTACCCCAGCTCAACTTGCAGGGCTGACTGGTACTTCCGAGGACTCTATCCGTCCTCGCATCAGCGAACTCCGTGCAGACGGTTTCGCTATCTATAGCAACACTACCAAAAATGGCAAAACCGCCTATCGCCTTGGTAACCCAAGCCGTCGCATGGTAGCTGCTGCTTACGCAGTCGCCGGAAGCCAAGTCTTCGGCGCTTAAGAAATGACACGAGCACACCCCGCCTCCCAACTAGCGCAATGCTAGTAAAGTGCTCCCGCAAGGCGTAAGCGGGTTTTACTGAGGATACCATGAATATTGATTTTGATACTGATGCAGAACTAAGAAAAGAAGCAAAACGTCTTTATCAGATTCGAAGATTAAAAGCGAGAGAATTGACTTCTGAAGAAGCAGAACTCGTAGAAAAATTTGCAAGCTGGGATTATAATAGAATTAAATCTAAATTGACCCCAGCAAAGAAAGCAGCGATTCGCAAGAAAGCTAGGGAATCGCATAGGGCAAAGAAAGCATTGCCCGAGAACTTCGGTAAACTAGAATATACCGCTCTCAAAGCTAGGGTAGCTGCGAAAGCGAAAGAAGGTCGTAAGCTAGGATTTAATCTAACCCCAGAATATATTCAGAAGGTGTTTGATGATTGCGAAGGAAAGTGTTCTATCACAAAGATTCCTTTTAATATGGAACTCGGAAAAGGCAAAAAACGAAATCCTTTTCGTCCGAGCGTCGACAGAATCGACTCTAATAAGGGATATGTTAAGAACAATATTCAAATCGTTCTCACGATTGTAAATACTATGAAGATGGATTACAACGACGATGTACTGCATCAGGTTGTCAAAGCATGGTCAGAACACATCTAAAACTTGTACAAGTTCCCCTTTAGCGCCCGTCGGGGCGCTTTTTTTATGTATGCACAGGATATAAATAATAGAGTTACTATTTATAGAGAACCAATTATGTTTAGTTTTAGCTCTTTTATGGATAAAGGTCCAGATATCGTAGGACATTATCATCATCCTGAAAAAACTAATTACCATTTAGTTAAAATGGATAATAAAGTACATCATCTCAAAGATAAGCACGGTGAGATTATGCATACATTCTATAATGCAGATAAAGATAGTATACATGAAAGTTTAACTGAGCGCGGATTTGTAAAGGGTCATCATGCAAAATTTAAATGAAAAAACTGCGTCTAAAAAAAGTTCAGCTGCTGCAGCATTTAATGCCGCAAGAGGTTCATTCAATGAACATATGTTTAGTTACTATTTAAATGGAAACAAGTGGATAGACGATGAACACGAAAAACAAGCAAACAAATATAAAGCTATATTAGATTCGGGATTAGGTCCCGAAGAGGCAAGGATTCAAGGAGACAGAGCCCACGCACAAGCGCAAGCTTTTATGGAGCATGCGAGATCCTTGGGATATTCAGGTATTGCAGAAATACATAATACCGCAAGGAGTTCTATAGAGCAGGCCACCGGAATAGATGCAACCGCACAAGAAAATCCATCAGATATTATAGTAAAATTTAAGAAAAAACCTAGGGGGGCCGCGCACGGATTTCTCGGTGCTTCTTTAAAATCTTCATCTAAGAAGATAGGATTTCATAACGGTGGCGCTGGAACTATAGATTCGGAATTGGGTACAAATCTTACGGATATAGGAAAGGAGCACCATGCCCTTTTTCAGACACAAAATAATTTACCTGCAGAAGTGGGCAAACGCGCAGCTATTATCAAAGGCGAAGGAGAAGAAAAAAGGAACAATCCTTTATATGATAAAGCATTGAAAGCAGCAGACGATACTCACCGAGATGCAAGAGATCATTTATTTGAACATTACTCGGGGATGGGGACAGAAGACCTAAGAAGTCATTTTATAAACACTTTCTTAAAAGCAAGTAATGAAAGTGCTATCCCCTGGGTAAAAGTTCAGGGTAAAGGAGGAGAAAGCGCAAGGAGACCGGCATCGGGTCATATCGAAGCATCGCATGATAATCCTGCATACCATGCAATAAAGAATGCAAAAGAAATTAGAGTAGAAAAATCTTCAGGAAGCGCATACATGAGAGTTATGGCAGATGGGCAGAAAGCTTTTTCTATTCAGGTAAAACATAACAGCACACCAATGGCATCATCTATTAAAGTGTTGGGGCAACCATAATGAAAAACTTTTTAGTTTTTTTATCAGAACAATATTTGACAGAAGAAAATAAATACATACCTCATTTATCACATTTAGCAGGAGAAGAGCATTTCTTTAGCAGAGATCGTGGTCTTGAAGATGTAAATAGAATGGACGAATTAGCTAGCTTTCTTAAAGGCAAAAATTCTACTAATGTTAAAACCGTAGGTGTTAAGGCAGATGGATCCCCTGCATTTGAAATGGGGCATGTTATAAATCCTAAAACTAACCAAAGAGAATTTGGTGTAGCATACAAAGGCGCGGCGAAAGGATTTGCATTTAATCAAGATGAAGTAAATGAAAAATTTGGACACTCTGAAGGACTTCGTTCTAAGATGTCTCAATTATTGGAACATGGCGGCAAGATAATGTCTCCTTTACATGGTATAGTGCAGGGCGATTTTATGGGAAGCCATAAAGATGGAACTATACAAAGCAAGGGGAGTAAAATTACCCATAAAGAAAATACTATAGAGTATGGATATGATAAAAATTCAACAGAAGGCAAAGCAATTGCAAGAGCAAAAATAAGTATAGCACCGCACACTAGGACAAGGGGAGAAAATGGTATAGAGTATAACATAGATACTTCAAAATTTTATCCCAGTGACGATGTACATATATTCAATAATAAATTTAATAGATCAAATGCAAAATTTCAACCTGAAGATCAAGAAGAATATGAATCCGAGCTAGCTAAAGGCAAGAATGCATTAGAAAAAATAAAAGATGTTCACGATGGATTGGTAGAGGGGCATTCAGAACATTTACAAACTTATATTAACAAAACTGTGAGAGAGGGTAGTATTCCTACTGCGGCAGGATACAGAGAACATCTAAGTCAAAAGTTGCAAAAAGAGGTCGACAAAGTTAAAACTGTTGCTGCTAAACAAAGAAAACAAGATTATCACGACAATATGATTTATGATGTGGATGAAAACATGAAACATTTTAATACTTTGTTCAAAGCACACGGACATCTTGAAAAGGCGAGAGATACATTATTAAGAACTTTGGAAAATGCAGGTCAAAATCAAGAACATCGAATTAACGGAATGTTAACTAACCCGGAGGGATTTGTAGCATCCTTTAAAGATGGTTCTGCGAGAAAGATTGTGAATAGATCTAAAGAAGGATTCTCCGGATTAAACTTAAACAAATGAAAACTTACACCATACTAAGAGAAGATTTGCGTAAATGGTTTAGAGATAAATGGGTTCGCATGGACACCAAAGGTAACATCAAAGGCGACTGTGCTAGAGAACCAGGCGAGGGCAAACCCAAATGCTTACCATTGGCTAAAGCAAGAGCCATGGATAAAGATGATAGGGCAGCTGCAGCTAGAAGAAAACGAAGAGAGGATCCTGTTGCGGATAGATCAGGAAAAGGCGGTAAGCCAATAAACGTAAGGACCAAATAATGTTTACTTTCAAACAACTAAGAGAAAAATGCTGGGTAGGATATAAGCAAGTCGGGATGAAAAAGAAGGAGGATAAAATGGTTCCTAACTGTGTCCCAGAATCCGTAGAACAACTAGAAGAAAAAAGCATACCTACCAATCCTCAACTTTGGTCAAGGGCAAAATCTCTAGCTAAATCTAAATTTGATGTTTATCCCTCAGCATATGCGAACGGATGGGCAGCAAAGTGGTATAAATCCAAAGGCGGCGGCTGGAAGTCTGGAGATTAAATGGCACACATTGTAGCGAATCTTCCTCCGGTTAAATGCTTCATAAGAAAAGAATTCCTTTATGACTTTGAAAAGGGTCAAGGGGAACTAGAACCTTGCTGGTGGATATCGATTAAGTCTCTACGAGGCCAAGCATTCCGTATAGAATCATATCTTAATAATTACGGTGCTCTATATGATAAATTACCTATAAGTGCATATTGTTGGAAACCGATAGAAGGCGAACCTTTGCCCTTAGATCATTTGCAATTATGGGATAGCTTATCATACGACATAACTGTTATTAAGAAATCTCAGTTACAATCGATGAAGTGTAAGTTTAAACTAAAAGATGGAGATTGGATGTATGGTGAATATATGTTTACTGTAGATTCAGCTCATCCGGATTTTAATATATTAGATACAGGATTCAGTGAAGATGTTGAGGATCATAAGTCATATAACTTTATCAAATGCGTCAATGGACAATTTGCAGCACAACCTAATAATAGGTTAATAATCTTAGAACCTAGCAGTAATCCGAAAGAATTAAAAGTACCAGATTTTAAAGTAGCAACGAAAAAATGGTCTGTAGAAACAGAACCTAAATGGGCATTGGGAGATACAAATACGGTGATGTATGAAAAGATTTAAAGAACACGTAATAGAAGATACTACTCGTTCTTCTCCTGATGGTGCACCAGGGACATTAAAAGCAAAGATATCGGGTAAAGTAACGATAGCTAAAGCTAATGCTCTTAAGAATAAACCAGATGCTACAGCTCATGATAAAGCACAAGCAAATTGGTTTATTAATATGCAGCGTGGGAAACGTAAGTAACTTCTTGCCTAGGACTCATAGAGAATAATAACACCATGTCAATTGAATGTCTATATATTTTGGTAAACTTTAAAGATTTATAAATAATGAGTTGCTAATTTAAATATATTCTAATGGACTTTAAAACTTATATCTCGGAAAAAGAAGAACCAAAAGAGGAAACCACCGCGGTTATGGCTTTTGGTCGCTTCAACCCCCCGACAGTTGGTCATGAGAAACTTATACAAAAGGTATCTCAGGTAGCCAAGGAACATAAAGGAGAAGCCCACGTTGTGGCTTCTCATAGTCAAGGGACGATGAAAGATCCCTTGCCCCAGGATAAAAAATTACAGTATCTCCATGCTATTTCCCCAGGTTCAGTGAAAGTATCGGGTTCTTCTAAAGAGCAGCCTTCTCTCTTTCATGTGGCATCTAAACTTCATGCTGCTGGTCATTCGCATTTAGTTATGGTTGCTGGTAGTGATCGAGTAGATGAATATCAAAAAACATTGGATAAATATAATGGTGTTCCGGGTAAGCATGGTTACTATAATTTTAAATCAATTAAAGTTGTATCTGCGGGACAAAGAGATCCGGATGCTGAGGGTGTAGAAGGTATGTCTGGAACAAAGATGAGAGATCATGCGAGGAACGGTAGGCTTGAAACCTTTAAATCGGGTTTGCCGGATGCGTTAAAACCTCATGCTGAGGAAATAGCTGATCATATAAGATCAGTAAAGGAAGATTATGAGAATCCTTATCGTTTTGATTGGGGAACCCCTGAAGGGACGGAGTATATGAAAAAGATGACGCCAGATATGAAAATGGAATGCGGAAAAGGTGAAACTTGGAGCGAAGAAAGGGGAATGTGTGTTCCTGTGAGGGAGGCATATGTTTCTGGAGAAATCTTTAAGTTAAATGATCTAGTAGAATCTACAGATGGAACTAAGGGTAAGATCGTATATAGGGGAGCAACATACGTCACTATACAATCTGAGAATGGCGACACTAAGAAACAATGGTTGAAAGACGTAAAAACTTTACAGGAAGACAATATCTCCATTACTCAGGTTAAAACAAAAATGCTTAAACCTCAGATTCCCGTATTATTAATGTCAAGAAAACAGATAGAAGAAAAGAAAACTTCTTCTAAGATTACCTACAAGGAATTAAAAGAAATGACAAGAGATATTAACTATAATGATTCTAAAGATGTTAGGATGGGTATAGATATGCATATCCCAGATCAGCATGTTAATGGTAAAACTGTAGGTTTAGTTTCTTTCAGATCTTATATTGAAAGTGAGGCCGAGAGGGTAGCTAAAGAATATCAGACTACTGTAGATAGTGTTACTCAAATGAAACAGAGTATTGATAAAGATGGACCAGGAATAGAAAATTCTCAAAATATTAAAAAATTAAGAACCGAAGTATGATTAATTTTTCAAATTTTTTACAAGAAGAAAAACAACCTGCAGATATTTCTGAAGAAGAAATCGATGAAATGGTCGATTCTTTAACTTGGAAAGATATCGAGGATTTGTATAATGAGGATGATTTTGTAAATGAAATGAATGAGGCAATCTCTGCATCTGAAAGATTGAAACGATCACAAAGAATGCGAGTTAAAGAACCTTTGTTAACTATAGCTAGAAAAATTAAACTAAAACGAGCATCCCCTATGCCTATACTAAAAAAGAGATCTCAATTGGCAGCTCGTAATTTAATTTATAAAAAAATTATGAAAAATCGAGATAAAAGTCAATTATCTCCTTCAGAAAAAGATATGATTGAATTACGAGTTAAACGTATAATGCAGGTATATAAGAATCTTCCTCAGAAACTTATGCCTAAGATAAGAGAATTAGAGCGTTCTAGATTAGCGGGTGCATAATGAAGACATTCTTAGAATTAAGAGAAAATATAACTAGTATACATCATGATAAGATTGAAAAGAGTAAAAAGGGATTTAAAACAAATCCTAAGCCTATTTCTTTACAACAAACTAAATCTGGATATGCCAATCGAATTCCTTTACGGAAAGAATTGGATATCCCTTCCGCTGTCTTGAAAAAGAAAGTAGATGCCCCAAACACTTCTTTGAGAAAAAAGTTGAAGCCAAAACAGCCAGGACTTTCTTCTAAAGTTCAGTTAAATATGGGTGAAGCTAAGAAGTGGGGTTATGAAAAGTATCGAGAGACATCTGTTGCAACAACAGGAAAGACCCCCGAGCAAAGAACTAAAGAGATAGAAGATATACAAGCTAAGCTAAAGCAACAGAAAGCTGAGTTCGAAGCAAGGCATGTTAAGAAAGGTGTTTCAGAAACCAATCAAACTCCTCCTTTCGAACCCAGCAAATCATCTAAACCGGTCACCCCCGGTAAATATGGTCAAGAATATTCTAAAGTAAGGCATCTCGCACGTATGGCAATGAAGAAAGCTGCCGAAAAAAAAGATATGAGTGAAGCAACATATCAGGGCAAAAAGGTACCCCTTAACAAACCCATGCCTGGAGATGTTGCTAAATCTAAAGTATATGTTGATCCTGATGGTGATGGTAAAGCCCAGAAGGTGAATTTCGGGGATAAGACAATGACTATTAAGAAGAATCAACCTGCAAGGAAAAAATCTTTTCTTGCTAGACATAATTGTGATGATAAGAAAGATAAGACAACCGCAGGATACTGGTCTTGTAGGGCATGGAAATAACTAATAAATAATTAAATAAGAACCGAGGAGAGTAGTATGAAAAGAGTATCTCAGAGTTTATTTGAGGAAATCCAGAAAGTTACTTCTGGGGAACTTGATGAAGCATTAACAGGCAATCAACATAAAATTGATGCTAATAAAAACAATAAAATTGATGCCCAGGACTTTCAACTTCTTCGTAAAAAGAAATCAATGAAAGAAGAAGATAAAATGGTCGATAAAGCTCATTTCTGTGCTACGCATGTAGAACATGCTGAGTATGGCCAAGGCTTCTGCATATCTGAAGCACATGCCGAACCTGATGCTGAAGGAAAGATTGCTTGGTATACTGTTCAATTCTCCGAAAGTGTTAAAAAAATAGATACTTCTGATTTGAACATACTCCAAGCTGAGTCTCACATGCACAGCAAGAAAAAGAAGATGAAGGAAGAAGTTAATTTGGATGAAGGTATTACCCAAACAATTATCAACCACAACGATTTTGTTATTGAGATTACTAATAATCCAACCTTTGCAGATTTCTTAGCAGCAGCTAAAACTTTTGTTAATGAGGACGAGGCAGTCGTTGTTGCTGAGGAGTTTTTCAAAGAGCAGGATGAGTCTTTAATTATTGAAGCATTTACCAGAGCAGATATTGATGCAAAGGTAAAAGCTCATCAAAAAGCTGGGCATTCTGTTACTATGCCCAAGATGTCGACCAAGAATGGTCAACCTTATGCGGAGTACGTAGTAACAGATAAAGAAACCAAAGTGAGACGCAAATACATCCATCATGGAAACGTTCGTCGGGTAGAAAATATGGGCACCCCCGGCAAAAAAGATAGAGGAGAAGAATAATGTCTCAATGGGGTAAAAGACAGAAAAAGAATTTAGTTGGAACATTTATTGCTAATTTAAATAATAAAGCAGTATTTTGTTCTACCGGTAGTTTAACCGCACCTAATGTTGTACCCGGTGATGCTATCGTATTTCCAATAAGTAATGTTGAATATAGAGTAGAAAGCATCGTATCCAATACTCAGCTTCGTTTAGATGTTGTTTATGAGGGCGCAAATGCTTCTGGGTTGTCCGCATATATAACAGAGTCGCCAAAAGATTTAACTTCTCTTGGTTGGACCGCAAATGCTAGTTATACTTTCCCTGTTAGTAAACGTAATGTTTATGGTGTTAACCGTTTAGAAGTGGCAAACGCTGGTAATAAAGCGAATGGCATCAGTCACACCGGATGGGTGCATTATAAATCATACGTAGATGCTTTTGGCAGTGTCAGAAATAAATCCGAGGTATTAGTTGCTATGTCCAAGAACTTCGATGCTAATGCAACAGGAGATCTGTTTGTTGACGATAATGATGATCTTATCGTTAAAGGCGGCGGTGGCCCAGGCATTGAACCTTAATCTTTTTTAAAAGTATAGAATGGCAGATTTAAAACTTACTGATTTAGTACCGGCTACCGGATTATCTGACGATACAATATTTTATGCAGTTCAAGATGGTGTTAGCAAGCAGTTCTCTGCTAACATCATTTTTGAAAATTTAACTGATCCAGTACTAAAGGGCGCCATCGTTTTAGATGGTGTGCAACTCATCCGAGGCACAGATACCAGCCTTGAAATCGACCTATCTAAATCTAGGACAGAGTTCGATGTCGGTCCCTTAGTAATCTATCCTAATCTGCCAAATGCTGAAAGAGATGGTGCTGTTAAGATATTGACACTTGCAGCAGTACAAGGTGGAGCAGTAGAAATAACTGCAGCAAACTCTAATATCTATCCAAATGTTTCCATAACCATGGATCGCAGGGGCGATAGCCTCATCATGGTTTATAGTAGCAATAGTTATTCTAATGGATGGGTCATACTCGGAACTACTCCCGGGTTGAAAACCAATTTAGAATTGGATGAAGCCAATGTAACTGATGAAAGAATCAGAAGAGCTATAAGTGCAGGAAATGAAACCATACGTTATGATGAAGCTAACGGTAAGATATTTATTGGCGATCTATCTAATATTATTACTCAGGTAAGTTTAGCAAACGTAACTACTGATAATCTTCGTGAAGGTAATGTAAATTATTACTTTTCTAATGCCAGGGCGCTCTCTGCTTTAGCTCCAGATTTAAATCAGATACGCAAATTTAATGCTAATGTAATTTACGTAGCTCAAAATGGCGATGATTTGTTAGATGGCAGAACGCCTGCCAATGCTGTAGCAAATATACACGTTGGCATATCTAGGCTCCAAAATACTTTTCAAACAGTTCAGGTATTCCCCGGTGATTATATTTTGCATAATAATCCTGTTACTATACCCGCAAGATGTTCTTTGATAGGTAATGATTTAAGAACAACTACAATTAGACCTGGGAATCAAACTAGCGATATGTTCTATATGAACAATGGTTGCTATGTATTTGGATTCACCTTTAGAGGGCATAGAGCAGCAAATCCCGCTCAGGTTAAACAAGGAGCTGCAGTATTCTCCTATAATCCGAATGGTTCTGCAGGTAATATTGTAACATCTCCGTATATTCAGAACTGCTCATCTATAACAACTACAGGTACGGGTGTACGAGTTGATGGCAATTATGTCGGCGGGCTTCGTTCCATGGTATTAGATGCCTTTACTCAGTTTAATGAGGGGGGCATTGGCATACATTTATTAAATCAGGGATATATGCAATTGGTATCTCTGTTTACGATATGTACAGAATATTCAGTACTTTGTGAAGCTGGAGGTTTTGGTTCGATAACTAACTCTAATACATCTTTTGGTAAGTATGGTTTAGTTGCTGATGGGGTAAGCCCAACACTTTATTCTGGTACAGTAATACGACAGATAAACAATCGTACTGTTGAGATGTTTGTAACAAAGCGACCAAATATTAATGATAGAATATTAATGGCAAACTATAATCAAGAAAAGTGTTTTAGAGATACTGGTCTTATTGTAGATGCTATCGCTTTTGATTTAGCTTATCAGGGAAATACTCAATCTAGATTTTCTGGATTACAATATTGGTCACAAGGATTAACTCAAGCTCCTGATCAAAAAATTGAATTGACTGCAGCATTTGAATATTTAAAAACCTTAGTTACCAATGTTATAGTAAATAGCACTTCCTGGGATTTAGATGCCAATACCCCATTCCAAGGAACTAATACTCAAGTTATATTGGGTGCCGCTTCCGGAGATCCTACCTTGGTTGCTAATACTATGACAATGTTTATAGATATCTTTAAAAATGGCACGTATAACTTTACAGATAAATTGACAATTCCTAGATATCCTGCGAATAATTCTGTTACTGCTCAGAATACTGCTAATTTGTTGATAGCAAATAAGAATTTTATTCAGTCTGAGATTGCTGCATTTTATTCTACAAGGTATCCTTATGCTACCTACATTCCAAATAAAACTATATTTAATGATGTTGGTCGTATTGTAGATAGTTTGGCATTTGATGTTCTTCATGATAGTAATAAGCAGACCTTAACACAGAGTGCTTTATACTTTGATTACTTATCCACTACATCTGCTATAGTAAATCAAATACCTCAAACAAGTGGCGCTTTCGCATTTATTAAAACATTTATAGATGAGATACTTCGTAATGAGGTAATCGCAAATACGTATCAGACGGTATACCTGCAGAATACTAGTATTGCTGCAAATGTTACAACTAATGAAATCGCATATGTTAGAGATAGATTAGATGATATAACTACTCTGATTGAACGTGGTCCTGCTTATGATAATGCCCCATATAATATTGGCCTCATAAGCAGAACTGCAAATACCGATCCTAATATACTTGCAGCAACAAGCATAATATTAGCAAATAGAGATTTTATACGAGCAGAAGTTTTAGAATACGTCAATCAAAACTGGAAAGATTTGAGTAATGGTACTAGGAATTTCTATACAGTTAATGATTTCAGTAACGTTGTTGCTAATGTTTGTACTGTGATATTTGATGAAAAAATCTTAAAGATAGATAGACCTTTAGCAAATACTAGGGTATCTTTTCATCAGGGAAGTTACTTATCTGCAAGCTCGCATACTTTTGAGTATGTTGGCTCAGGTACTAGTTTAACGGTAGCTTTACCATTCAATGGAGGTAAACCCAACACAGAATTAGAAGTCATAGAATCCGCGGGTGGTGCTGTTTATTATACAAGTACAGATCATAAAGGTGACTTCAGAATCGGTAACGAATTACTAATAAATAGAGCGTCGGGAACAATTAATGGTAGAACATTCTTCAAGAGTCTGTTTGCTACAATGACTCCGTATATACTCGCACTACAATAAAGGATATTTAAAATGGCAGTATTGGTCCCATTAAATACATTTAAAACGATAACAGCAAATCTATTTGATCAAAATACTTTGCTGTATACTACGCCAGAAGAAACCGCAACGATCATACTGACAGCACAAGTCAGCAATGTTGGTGAAAATTTTGCAAATGTTACTGTATATCATAGATCAAATATTATTGCGGGTGGATCTAGGATCATAACTGATACAGAATTGGTGAATAGATTTGAGATTCCAAAAAATGATGCCGCATCTGTAGTTGTAGGTAAAATAGTTTTAGAAGAGGGTCAAGCAGTACTTGCGAAAGCTGGTTCTAATAATATGTTGAAGATAACTTTAAGTTTATTGGAAACATCATTAATTTAACGAGGAAGTAAATGGCTCTTGAAAGTTTAAGTGGCAAGCTAAGAGTTCGAGATCCGGCGAATGTCTCGTCAGACAGATATCGCTATCTAAATTTAGAAAATGCTGAACCAAATTTAGGATTACCTGCCTCGGACGGCATGGTATTGAAAAGTACCGTTGCGGGTGTAAGATATTGGGATGTTGTAGATACGGGGAATGTAACATCTAATGCATTCATTAGATATGATTACGTCACAAGTTCTCCTACTAGTGTATTCAATTATAATTCGGTAAGTTTAACTAGTGCTAATCTAACATACGATAGTAATACTGATATAGTTTTAGTCTGGATTAATGGTGTACTGATATCGCCGGGTGGCGGTATAGAGGCAGGCGACTACGAAGTATATGCTAATAACACTGTAGAATTATTTGTTCCGACAGTACCCGGCGATATAGTAACAATTATACCTCTGAATGCTGGGTCTGGCGGATCTGGATTTGTGGGTGCAACAGGACCTGTAGGTGCAACCGGTTCTGCCGTAGGAGTTACAGGGCCCGTAGGGTCTACAGGAGTTAGAGGAGCAACAGGTGCTACCGGTGCTACAGGTCCTACGGGGGCAACTGGCGCTGGTGCATCGGGATCAAGTGGCACAACAGGAGCAACTGGCGCAACAGGAGCAACTGGTGCAAGCGGAGCCAGTGGTGCAACCGGCGCTACCGGTTCAGGAGCAACAGGCGCTTCGGGTGCTACCGGTGCCACTGGCGCAACAGGAGCAACTGGAGTAGGTTCAACAGGCGCTTCGGGTGCAACGGGCGCTTCGGGTGCAACGGGTGCTACCGGTGCCACTGGAGCTACAGGTTCAGGTGCAAGCGGTGCCAGCGGAGCCAGTGGGGCAACAGGAGCAACTGGCGCAACCGGATCTGCAGGAGCAACAGGAGCAACAGGCGCACCATCTACTGTACCTGGCCCAAATGGACCACCTGGACCTCCGGGATCATCGGGTCCATCGGGACCTCCGGGATCATCGGGTCCATCGGGACCTCCGGGTCCATCCGGACCTCCGGGACCTCCTGGGACAATCGGTCCTTCAGGGCCACCTGGCCCTAGCGGCCCTAGCGGACCACCCGGATCACCTGGACCTGCTGGACCATCTGGTTCTAGCGGCCCTAGCGGACCACCGGGCCCCGCAGGATCACCTTCAACTGTACCTGGACCACCTGGACCTTCAGGACCTAGTGGACCGCCTGGGCCTCCTTCAACTGTACCTGGACCACCTGGACCTTCAGGACCTAGTGGACCGCCTGGGCCTCCTGGACCTACGGGACCAACTGGACCTACGGGACCTTCGGGACCAACTGGGTCATCTGGGCCCCCAGGCCCCGCATCTAGTGTCCCCGGGCCTCCTGGACCTACGGGACCAACTGGACCTACGGGACCTACGGGACCTACAGGTCCGCAAGGACCTAGCGGACCACCCGGATCTCCTGGACCTACGGGACCAACTGGACCTACAGGGCCTGCAGGATCCGCAGCATCGGTTCCTCAACCTTGGCCTGGAACTTTCTATGCTGGAGATTTCTGTATATCTTCTGACGAAAGATTAAAAGATATTACTGGGAATGTTCAAAATGCATTAGAAAAGGTAGAAAAATTACGAGGAGTATATTATAATGTAATAGGTGAAAATCCTGCTGTTTCTAGGATTGGTTTAATAGCTCAAGAAGTACAAGAAATCGTTCCTGAAGTTGTGACGCTAGGAGAAGATGGTTATTTAACTATCGCGTATCCTAGATTGACCGCGTTGTTAGTTGAGGCGATAAAAGAACTTTCGGAGGAAATTAAAGAATTGCGAATAAGTAACTGAGAGAAAGGCGGTATATTATGGATTGGGAATGGTGTTATTTCAATCAAAAATTTAGTAATGAACAATGCGATTTCATTTTAAATTATATGAATGTTCTGCCCGTGCAGCCTGCAAAGGTCGGGCAGAACAATGGTTTGGGTGTAGATGAAAATATCAGAAAAAGTAATGTAAGATTTATACAGAAAAGTGATCCTAACTGTTCTTGGATCTTTGACGAGATGTGGAAGATGGCTATAGAATGTAATAAAGATCATTTTAATTTCCACTTCACTAATCTAGATTTTATACAAATTTCAGAATATAATTCTGAAAATCAAGGTATGTATACCAAACACCATGACGTGTTTTGGTGTAATCCCGAACATCCATATCATCGAAAGTTAAGCTGTACGGTACAACTTTCAGATCCAACAAGTTATACTGGCGGAGAATTCGTATTTCATGACTTAGAAAAATCATTCCCCTCTGATGGTGATAAGGTTAAAATGAAAAATAGGGGAACTGCTATTATGTTTCCTTCATTTATATTTCATTCTGTAGAACCAGTTTTAACTGGTATTCGATATGGATTAACTGCATGGTTCGAGGGTCCCAAATGGCGATAGAATTAGACTTTGAGAAAGATTACTGGGGCAACTGTGCAAATACATTTGATGAAGATCAAAAGCATTACGTATATGCTAGGTTCATGGAACTTAATAGGACACACTATTCCTTCGATGTGAATAATAAAAGTATACTAGACATAGGGGGTGGTCCTTCTTCTATGTTATTAAAATGTATAAATTTAAAACGTGGCAAGGTCGTTGATCCAATAGATTATCCCGAATGGACTAAGTTGAGATATAAAAGCCATAACATAGATGTAGAAGTCCTATCCGGAGAAGATGTGGAAGAAAAAGATTGGGATGAGGTTTGGATATATAATTGTTTACAGCATGTTGAAAGTGTTGAAAAGATTATAGATAATGCGAAACGATCTGCCAAATTTCTTCGTATATTTGAATGGATAGATATACCTCCCCACGAAGGGCATCCGATAGAACTAACAAAAGAATATTTAGATACCTGTATTGGATTGCCCGGATCCGGTACTGCTACATTATCTGAATCTGGTTGCTATGGTAAAGCATATTATGGAGTTTTTAACTTATGAGATTTCATATCCTAGGATTACCTCACACAGTTTCTTCTAAAGAATTTAATGCGTGTGCATATACACAAAAGGTAGTTAAATTTGGTAAAATGATGACCCGTAGAGGTCATACTGTTATACATTATGGGCATGAAGATTCTGATCTTGAATGCACTGAGCATGTCTCTGTTCTAACAAATAAAGATTTTGAGATAGCATATGGTGGATATGATTGGAGGAATAATTTCTTCAAATATGATACCGGAGATCATGCATATCAAACATTCTATGCAAATGCTATACGTGAGATAGGTAAGCGCAAACAAAAGAATGATTTTATACTTCCCTTCTGGGGATCGGGAGTTAGGCCCATATGCGATGCTCATCCTGATCTAATCACAGTAGAACCTGGTATCGGATATGCTGGCGGACATTGGGCAAGATGGAAAGTGTTCGAGAGTTATGCTATCATGCACGCATACTATGGATTGAGTGCGGTTGGTATTTGTAAGCAAGACTGGTATGATGTTGTTATTCCGAACTATTTTGATCTAGATGATTTTGATTATTCTGAAGATAAAGAAGATTATTTCCTTTATTTGGGTAGAGTTTATGATGGAAAAGGTGTCCATATTGCTACACAGGTTACAGAAAAAATCGGCGCAAAACTTATAATTGCAGGACAGAAACCCGATGATATGAAATTTCCCTCGCATGTGGAATTCGTTGGATATGCGGATATCCCAACGAGGAAAAGATTAATGTCTAAAGCTAAAGCATCGTTTGTACCTTCTATGTATATAGAACCTTTCGGTGGCGTGCAAGTAGAAAATCTTTTATCTGGTACTCCAACAATAACTACAGATTGGGGCTCTTTTACTGAGAATAATCCAAATGGTATTACTGGTTATAGATGCAGGACCTTTGATGACTTTGTGAAAGCGGCATTAAATATTCATAAGATTCAACCTAGTAATTGTAGGAAATTTGGTGAGAAATTCTCCCTAGAGAATGTTGCTCCAATGTATGAAAAATACTTTCAAGATGTATTAAATGTATATACCAATGAGGGTTGGTATCATTTAACGTGACGAATTACCCAAATTTCTAATATTATAAATATTAGAGAAAAACCATAGGAAAAAAATGGGTACAAGAGCACGGGACATTTCGATATCTGGCCCTGGGGGTGGCGGGGGAGGTAACATTACCCTTGGAAGTATATTTCCATTTCTGACTACTGCGAATGTCAGAGAAACTTCCAATCTTTATTTCACGAATGCAAGGGTATTTGCTAATTTAGAATTAGCAAGTATAAACGTCTTCTATGATGTAAACGTTAGTGGAGTTTCTAGGGGAGATGCCCTAGTATGGAATGGCAATGTTTGGGCAGCAACCTCAATTATTGCTAATGTTAATCTTTTAAGTACAGATAACATACGCGAAGGTTCTAACAATCTTTATTATACCAATTCTCGTGTACGTTCTGCAGTTGGCGCAGCAAATCCTACAATAATATATGATCCTTCAACCGGATTATTCAGCGCAAACATTAGTGCTATATCTTTCTCAGCGAATACCACAGATGGTGTTCCTGAAGGATTTACAAACAAATATTTCACAAATGCTAGGGTATTTGCCAATTTACAGTTAGCAAGTGTGGGTGATCTATTTGACGTAGATTTTACTTATGCCGCACCCTCTAATAATAAAGTATTAGTTTATTCTGGAACTTTTAATAAATGGATCGCAGGTGATTATAATGTAGGTACAGCATTCTTTGCCGATGTTGCTGAGGAAGCAAATACTGTACTTAGGATCAGTAATTTTACGACAGATGATTTAGTAGAAGGTGCAAATAGTAAATATCTAACTACTTCTAGTTTAGCAAATTTACTTTCTAATACAAGTATAGATCTTTTAAAAGATGTTAACACGTCGAATGCTTTCCTTGATAGTGTTTTAACCTGGAATGGTAATACTTGGATACCTAGATCATTTGGTTCGTTAGCTAATGCCACTACCCTACCTGGGGTAGAAACTGCTAACCTAGCTTTACGAGCAAATTTTGCTAATGTTGCAGAACAAGCTAACTTTGCTAATACTGCAAATAATGTTAATTTTGCTAATTCGGCTTTAACTGCTAATCAAGCAAATAATGCTAATACTGCTTTAGTTGCTAATCAGGCAAACAATGCTAATGTTGCACAGGTTGCCAATCAAGCAAATAATGCGAATACTGTATCCTCTCTAGCGAATCAAAGAACAGATAATCTCGCTGAGGGAAATGTAAATCTTTATTATCGAGATAGCAGAGTATTCGCAAATGTAAGCAATATGAGCGCCAATACATTGGCGGATATTGATCTTTCAGGTATACAAACAGGAAACGTATTAGTTTGGGATGGTAACAAATTTGTCCCAGGCGCTCAGATAGATGCCGCCGCGATAGCTAATGCCAGCGTATTTGCTGAAAGATCTAATGTTGCTAATACCGTATTAACATTACAAGGTCTGACTACAGATAATTTAGTTGAGGGTCAAAGTAATCTTTACTATACTGCGAATAGAGTAAGAGACGATATTCAATTTGCTCTGTTAGGTAAGGATATCAATTTAGATGATCTGATAGTATCCGGCGATCTAACAGTTAATGGTAATACAGTTTTACTAAATGTTGCAAATCTTAGGACAGAATCTGGATTATTAGAACTTGCATCTAATAAATCTACTCCATCTGGTACTGAAGGTGCAGGCATTATTATACGAGGTGCGAATGCATCCATACGATATTCTGAGATAACAAATTCTTTAGGTATTAATAAGGATCTTTATATCCATGGTAATTTAATACCTGCTCTTGATTCTACATTTACTATAGGTAGCCCTTCAAAAATATGGAGAGCTTTATACGTTGGTGCTAGAACAATATTCTTAGGTAATACTACTTTATCGGAAAATCCAAACGGTGGTCTTCAGATATTAGATCAGTTTGGTAATCCTGCTGCGATAGAATTAGCTAATATTGCTGCCACTCAGTTTATTACTGTAGATAGGATAATAGGAAATACTACACCGCAGCTAGAATTAACTAGCTACATTGGTGGTAATGTTAAACAATTCTTATCAGGAACTACTGGTAATTTATACTTAGGTATATTGAAAGATGGTTTAGTTTCTAAGTTTGCAGGCGTACGAGTAGTAGAAACTAGAGATGTTACTGGCAATATTAGAAGTGATGTGATTATTTACAATGATAGAGAAGGGATAAATGACTCTAGAGAAAGAATAGCTGTACGAGGTAATGGTAATATAGAGATTACTGGTAATGTAACCGTTAATAGCAATACTCTAGTTCAGATTGCAAGAACTTCCATATCTGCGCAAACAACAATAGTATCTAATTATTCCAATGCAGATGTTGCTGTAACATATGATCAAGAGATAGGTAAAATAACTGTCAATAAAGATGGTGTATATCAATGTGTAGCTATATTAAGTCTTACTGAAGATTGGCAGGATACGCCGGTAGTAGCATCTTTTATACCTACTGGAACTTACGTCGTTCAAATTATAGCAAATGATAGTGCAGTTGGCGGAGGGCATACTCAGGAGTACTATTCAGGTGTTATGTCTTGGTATTCCAGTGATACCAATTCTGGTACTGCTGATGAAATCGCATTACATAGGGCGGGTGCTGGTCCTGGCAATGGAACAATTTTCTTGAGAATACAGAGAACCCTTAGTGCAGATACAAATGATTTAAAATTACAGATAGCAGGTACCACTATTAACTCCGGTACATCTTCATATAACTTCAAATTTAGAAGATTACTATAATTATAAATATAAAGGTAAACTAGGGGTAAGATATGACATTTAAAGTCAAAAGCGGTATTCGAGTAAATACCGTAGATGTAATAGATCAGTTTGGTAATTTTACGGGTAATGCCTTTTTGGGTAGTACGCCCGTTGCCATCAACAAAGGTGGTACTGCTGCTACAACTGCAGCAAATGCGAGGATTAATTTATTCAATGGTGTTTCTAATGGTCTAGTAGTACAAACTGGTACAAGCGTAACATCTACATCCATTGTCGGTGGTACCGGTATCACAGTAACTGATGGTGATGGTGTAAACGGACAACCAACAATATCCCTAGATTCGGGTGGAGATGTTACTTTTGGTAATGTTACGGTAAGTAGAGAATTATTTAGTAACGATATCACTGCAACTCAAATTACTGCAAGGGGAGATTTACGAGTTTCTGGTAATTTGATTGTTGATGGTGATACGATAACAGTAAATGTCCAAGATGTTCTAGTTGAAGATAATGAAATAATATTAAATGCCAATGTGACCGGCGCCCCCTTAACTGATGCATTTATATCGGTTAATCGTGGAGATGAGTATACTGCAAATATAAGATGGAATGAAAGTATTAATCGTTGGCAGTTTACAAATGACGGTATAAATTATTATAATATACCTGAACCTCCAGAATATGATAATGTAATTTATACCGTATCAGTAGAAACTAGCAATACCCCGGCAAATGGTGCCAATGTTAGATTAACTGGATATAAAACAGGTAACGTATATTCTACCGATGATATTAAATTTGTCGGAGCAGGCTTAGTAACAGTTACAAGACAAGATGCGGATACTGTTGTTATTAATGCGGGCGGTTCTTTAAGTTCCACTACTACCGGAATACTTAGCACTTCTGCAAATATTTTAGATATCTCAGAAGTAACTACTTATAGAGCTATAGAATATCATTACACTGCCACAACTACCGCCGGCGGCAGTAAATATGCAACAGGAAAGATTTTAGTTTTACATGATGGAACAACTACGTTTAATAATCAATTTGGTATGTTACAGAGTGATGATACAAACGAAGTTGTACTTTTCACAACAGATATAAGCGATGGAAACGTTAGATTGTTGGCGCAGGCAGTTTCAGGTTTCGAGGCAAAAGTAACTCTGACATCTACCGTTAAAGTGCCAGTTTAATTTAATAATCCTCTGAGTTTAAACGGGACGAGGAATGGCGGATTTTAAGGCAAAAGGTTTACTTGTTAGCGGTAATGCTATTGTTACCGGCAACTTGGCAGTTGCGGGCAATCTATTCGTAGGTGGAGAAGAGGTTGCTACACGTCCCGAATTAAATATAAGTATAGCATTACTCAGAGCTCAATTAGAGGCTCCTGTTGGTAATGTACTTTATGTCGCCGGTAATGGTGACGATAATAACAGTGGCACTTCCTTATCCAACGCATTTGCAAATATACATACCGCTCTTAACGCGGCACAACCCTGGACGACGGTGTTTGTCAAGAGTGGCGATTATGTTCTATATGAACAACCCGTAACAATTAAATCCCGTGTTGGTTTAGTAGGCGATAACTTAAGAACAACTACGATTCGTCCTTCCCAGGCGAATGTGGATATGTTCTATGTAAATAATGCCTGTTATGCTACAGGTATAACCTTCAGGGATCACATTTCTCCTGCGGCAGTATTCTCCTATAATCCAGATGGATCTGCAGGCACCATCGTAACATCTCCGTATATTCAGAACTGTTCATCTATAACAACTACCGGTACAGGTATGCGTGTAGATGGAAGATACGTTCAAGGTCTTCGTTCAATGGTTTGCGATTCTTATACCCAGACAAATGCTGGTGGTATAGGAATACACATGTTGAATCGAGGATATACCCAGTTAGTTTCTGTTTTCACTATATGTTGCCAGATTTCTATCCTAGCCGAGGGTGGTGGATTCTGTTCAATAACTAACTCCAATACATCTTTCGGTACATATGGTTTAGTTGCACGGGGAGTCAGTGAGCCATTATACTTTGGTAGATTAGATTCTGTCGTAGATGATGGAGAAAATGTATTTTATACATTATCGGGATTGAATAGAAGACCTAATTACGGCGATGCCGTAATGTTTGCTAATTACAATCAAGCTAAGTGTGCGAGAGATACTGGCCTAATCGTAGATTCGTTAGCGATAGATCTTGCTTATGGAAGTAACACGCAATCTAATTTTGCTGGTCTTCAATATTGGGCTCAAGCGGAATCCGCAATACCTAATCAATCGGAAGAAACTTTAGCTGCACTCGAGTATGCTAAACAGTTAGCAACTAATGTTGCTGCTAATATTGCAGTATCTCCTGTACTGCAAACTAACGTTTCGCAAGTATTTGGCGGACCTGGCACTTATACATATACTGCAAAGATTGGTGAGGAGTTTGATTTAGTATCAAACATTATATCTTCTGGGACATTTGGTATCACCGATCGTATTGTTTCAAATCAATATCCCGCAAATACTAATGTTGCTATTAATGATACTGCAAATCTTCTCATTGCAAACAAAGCATTTATCGCAAATAGCGTTATTGCATTTGTAAATCAAACATATCCCGGTTTCTTTGCAAATGCTAGCAATTTTATTAATTTAGCCAATGCTCAAACTAAGTGTGCGAGAGATACTGGTTTTATTATAGATAGTATTTACTTTGATCTGTTACATGGTGGTAATAGACAAGCAATAATGTCGGGTGTATATTATTATAACTTTGATGCGGATGTAACTCAGATCAATAATCAGATAGTTCAGACCGGTGCAGCTTATGACTTCATCGGTACGATCATAGATAAAATTGTTAGGAATAAAAAGATAGGACCATATGATCAAGAGAAATGCGAAAGAGATACTGGTCTCATCGTGGATTCTTTGGCATTTGACCTTGCGTATAGTAGCAATACTCAATCTAATTTCGCTGGTCTACAGTATTGGGCGCAATCTGAAACTGCTATACCGAACCAGTCGGAAGAGACTTTAGCTGCTATAAATTATGCCAAAGATCTAGCATCCAATATTGCAGTAAATAATACTATAGCCCCACCTCGCCAAGCCAATATTACTCAAACTTCAGGAACACCCGGATCGGCAGCTGCGGCAACAAGAATAACAACAAACTTTAATTTAATAACTGATATAATACAAAATGGTACGATTGGTGTAACTGATAGGATAGTTCCTAATAAGTATCCTGCAAATACTAATGTAGGTATTAATCATGCTGCAAATTTAATAATAGCAAATAAATCTTTTATTCGAGCAGAAGTTATAGCATATGTAAATCAAGAATATCCAGGATTCTTTGCTAATGCTAATAATTTTATTGTGCCAGAAAATGCAGCAAATACTTGCTCGAGAGATGTTGGATTTATATTAGATACTATTGTATTTGATTTATTACACGATGGTAATAGACAATCGATTCAATCTGGCGTATATTATTATACTTTCAATTCCAATGTTACCCAGATCAATGATCAGATAGTTCAAACAGGTATAGCATATCAATTCATTGGCACACTAATAGATGATATTGTAACAGCACAAGTTATTGCGAATACATATCAAACAGATATTACTCAAAATACAACTGCTGCACCTGCAGCAACAATTACTCAAGCAAATCTAGTTTTGAGCGATATTAATTTAATTACTAACATTATTATAAATGGCCCCGCTGCCGCAGAACCTAAAATTCCAATAGGGTTAACTGCTAGTACTAATCCTAATGTTATCAATGCAACTAAGTTAATTTTAGCCAATAAAGAATTTATTAAAGCAGAGACACTTGCATATATAAATGCCACTCTGTTTGATCCGCCGTACCAATCTACAGTTAAACAGAACACTACTGCGGCGCCTGCGGCAACAACTGCTGAAGCAAATATAGTATTGCAGGATATTAATTTAATAACAAGTATAATTGAGCAAGGACCTACAGTTTCAGAACCCAAAGTTCCGATACAGTATACACCTAGTACCAATCCAAATGTTATAAATGCTGCTAAGATTATACTTGCTAACAGAGATTATATTGTAGCAGAGACGGTGGCATATGTTAATCAAAATTGGGCAAATATAAGTAATGGACAGTTAAGATTCTATACTGTTGCGAATGCTAGCCCATTGATTGACGGTGTTTCTACTATATTATTATTAGAAACCGTCACTGACGATGTACTGTTACCCAATATAACGGTATCTTTCCATCAGCCAAGTTATATCTCAGCATCTGGACATACATTTGAATATGTCGGCTCTGGGAATGAATTAGCAACTGCACTTCCGTATGCTGGAGGTATACCGATACAGTTAAATGAAGTTATACAAACTGGCGGAGGTCAAGTATACTTTACCAGTACAGACCAACAAGGTGACTTTAGAATTGGACAGAATTTATTATTCAATAGAGTAGATGGTACGATCACGGGTGAGACATTTAATAAATCTCTCTTTGCTGTCATGACACCATATATATTAGCGATCGAAGGATAAAAATAAATGGCAACCGCACTAAACGTATTTAGAACCGTAACCGCAGACCTTACCACATTGCCCACAAAGCTATATACTGCTCCGAGGGCGAAAACTTCTATCTTCCTTTCTATACAAGCAACTAATGTAAGTAACGAGATAGCAACTGTGAGTTTCTTTCACAATTCTGTAGCAAATGTTCAAACTGCAGTAGCCAAAGATTTTAGAATACCGGTAGGAGATGCTTTAGCAATTATCGGTCCCGGAAGTAAACTTGTTCTTGAATCTGGACAAAGTGTTGTAGCATCTGCAGGCGCTAACAACAAAGTACAATTGGTTATGGGCGTACTAGAATCGGCAAATTAATAAATGACTAGATTAGTATCCGGCAAAGTTGTAAAGGTACCCAGCGCTAATGTTAGCGCTGACAGATACCAATTTCTAGAACTAGCAGAAGCTGAGCCAGATTTAGGTTTACCTCCTAGTAATAACTATGCCTTATCTTCGGATCCCCAAGGTAATAGAAAATGGATAGATCTCACCACAACACTGGGTAACAGCGATGTTGCTATTGGCAATGTATTTGCTGCAGGTACATTGTATGGTAATAACTTAATTGTTCGTAATATTGATATTCTTGATGCTTTGATCGGAGAAACAACTTTAGCAAATGTTATAATTGCTAAACAAATATTTGCTGCGAATGTTACTACTGATAGGATCACTGCTAATATCTGGGAAGGCATTTATACTGCCAATGTAATAGAGAGCCCAGAGAATTTATTCTATTCAAACGACAGGGTTATTGCTAATTTAAATTTAGCCAGTATAGATATATTTGGTGATGTTGCTGATTTGTCCAATATAGATTTTGGACAAGGATTGCTCTGGGATGGTAATGCTTTTGCCCCGGTATACATCAGTAGTGAACTTGCTAATATCGCAGATCTTGCCTTACGAGTTACTTCTTTAGAAAATTTCACTACAGCAAACGTTGCTGAGGCATCCTCAAATCTTTACTTCACAAATACGAGAGCCATTGCTGCACTTGTAGGTGCAAATGTAGTTTTAAATAATTTATTTGTCGCCGGCGATCTAACAGTCCAGGGCAATTCTGCGATACTTAATGTATCAACATTGGTTGTTGAAGATAAGAACATAGTAGTTGCAAATGGTGCAGTCAGTGCTGCAACTGCCGACGGTGCAGGTATCAGTATACAAGGTGCAGATGCGAATATAACTTATCGTGAATCTGGTGATAAGTTTGAGATTAATAAGAACTTAGATGTAACTGGTAATATTATTGCCGGATCAGGTACTGGCGGTAGCATAACTGGTGCTAATCTAATAACTGCAGAAACTTTTACTGCGAATCTACTTAGAACTGATACTATTGTATCAAATACTTTAGTTAATTTCAATACATTAACAACTAGAACGATTTTTGCTAATATTGTTGCTAACGTTATTAGAACTGATACAATAACAACTATATCTTTACAATCTAATTCCTTAGTTTCAAATCTGTTATCCATAACGGGTGTTGCACAAGTAAATGGATATGATGTCCTAACCAAAGAATTAACTGATGCAACTTTTGAGCCAATGGGTCATGAGAATAAAGCTAATTCTCAGATATCCTTTAATGCGAATACCAGAACATTTACTATACAACCCACGGACAATTCTTATACGGTCTGGGTAAAAGGTAATAAGTTTGTTAAGAATGGTACAGAATCAGTAGTAATTGCAAATACTTCTGGTCTTTATTACATATACTTTAATACTAATGGAAATGTTGCAGTAAGATCCTCGTATTTTGATTGGGAAAATGATGCGCCGACTGCTTATATCTATTTCAATGCGAATACTCAGGCAGCACCTTTCTTTGCGGACGAACGACATGGTATAACTTTAGACTGGGCAACGCACGAATACTTACATAGGACACGCGGAGCCGCGATAGCAGAAGGCTTCTCGATCAGCAATTATACCGACTCCGGCAATGGTTCACTAGATTCTCATGCCCAATTAGATATAAGTAATGGTACATTCTTCGATGAAGACCTAGAAGTACATATTACTCATTCTAATACCCCAACGCCAAACACCTGGGAACAGGATCTGCAGGGCCCCGCCCGCATACCGATGTTCTATCTTGTAGGTACGGAGTGGATAAGAGACGAACCTACCGATTTCCCATTAAAACAAGGTACTGCCAGGATAAAGTATAACCAGTTGTCCGGAGGACAGTGGACAACACCCGATGTACCTACGAACACACATTATACTACATCTTGGATAATTGCTACAAATAATGTAAATTATCCGATCATTGCCATCATGGGTCAATCCCATCACAATAATATAGGCAATCAAGAATCAATTAATTTCCAAGATCTCACATTAACAAATTTCCCTGTAATCGAGTTCAGGCCATTATATAAGATCATATGGCAAACAAATGCCAATTATGGCAATACCCCGAAAGCAGTAATTAGAGAGGTATATGATCTTAGGAATGTCATATCCGCTTCGCCATCAGCAGCTATAGCATCAGATCATGGATTGTTATCTGGACTCGGTGACGATGATCATTCTCAGTATCTTCATATTGAGAATGCTCGGACAGTAACAGCTGGGCATACTTTCTCAGCCACACAATCCTTCGCGAATGTTATCGTATCTGAATTATTGGCAGGTAACTTAACTGGGCAAGTCAGTGATATATCCAATCATTCCGTTAATTCATTAGTAGATGTAGACATAACAGGCATAATTGCTGGGCAGATAATAGCTTGGGATGGTACTAAGTTTGTCCCCGGGTCTGCAGATGTTGCATTATTCTCCGAAAGAGCAAATACTGCAGAAAGAGCAACGGTTGCCAATACTGTACTCAGTTTAGAAGGTCTTACAACCGATGATCTGAACGAGGGCTCGGCAAATCTATACTTCAGCGTACCAAGGGCAAGGACAGCATTCTCCGCCGGCTTAGGTATCGCAATATCAGCGAATGGTGTAATATCCGCGAAAGGTGATGACACCGGTACGGGGATGTTTAACTCCGGCATCAATCTCCTTGCTGGTGGATATACTGATGCAGAATATTCTAATGCTGCGATATTCAGTGCCGCAGATGGCGCATCCTTCATACTTTATTCTTTCCATATAACTAATCTGTCATCAGAAGCAGCATATCTCAAAGGTAGATATATTGTCGGTGATGGTGAAGCTAATACTGTACTTTTTGCGAATCTGCTTGAGATAGAAGGCGATTCGAGCCAAGAATTACTTCGCAAGCCACAGGTATTTAAACCTGGAGATCGCATAGAATTACAGTCCTTCGATAAAGATGGTGTAGCAACACCTAATGTGTTATCGACCTATATATCTTATCAAGCATCGACAGATGAACTATATAACAGGGTGGCTAGGACATTGTCCGATAACACCGCAGTATTTGTTTTCGATTCCCCAGGTAGGGCATCCATCATAGAGAGTTTACTGTTAGTAAACCTCAGTCCAAACACTGTCCCAGTTACAACATACCTTACAAACAGCAACGGTGATCTGACTAATTATATCACATCTAATCTTAAGGTACCCCCAGGATCATCCATCGAGGTATGCGAATATCCCAAGGCCGTACCTGAAGATTATAAGATAAAGATCAATAAGTTCGGTAATCCTGATGATGCGGTCTCGGTATTCATAACCAGCAAGTTCACATCGTTCTACAGCATACAGCCTTCAACCGGTTCACTGTCTGAAGGAAGCAGCGTAATATTCAATGTAGAGACACTTAATCTCGCAGGCGGAACTGTACTGTACTATACAACAGAAGTGATGGCCGGCAACATAGATCAATCAGACTTCGACACTCCGATCGATGGTTCGGTAACCATAAATAATGATTCAGCGTCGATAACAGTCACAGCAAATACTGACATATCTTCACAGTTTGAAGGTGACGAGGTATTCAGATTACAGTTGCGTAAAGGTTCTACATCCGGTGTAGTTGTAGCAACCAGTGCGAACGTTACTATAGCAGACACATCAAATACGGTGACCTTCGGTGTATTTGAATCTTCCTCTGCCCTATACTATGATCCAACGGACCCAGGGGTTTAAATGGCAACAGTATCTAACGTAAATTTTTCCCTAGTTATAGAAAATAATCCTTATGCTACTGATGAGGCAAAGAACGCCACGTACTACTATAATACGCAGGGCGATGCGACTGCAGAATATTTCCTGACAGCAAATATAGGTACGGTAACGGCATCAAACGGTTTCGCCAATGTAAACCTTACTGCGAATCTAGACGCATTAGGTCCATCTGAATCTAAAGCATTCAGCATAAAAATTAGGAAAAATTCTCATACTGGCCCTGTGATCGCAACAAGTAATACCATTAATATCGTAGGTGAGGATATTCTTTATACCCAAGCAACAGGCGGAAATACTGTAGTTTCCGGCGGGTACAAGATACACGAATTCCGTAGTTCGGCAAATCTAATAGTAACATCGGTTGCTGCTCCAGTTAATAATCAAGTAGATTACGTAATTGTTGCGGGTGGAGGCGGAGGAGGCGCCGTCTTTGGGGGAGGTGGCGGGGCAGGAGGTATGTTAACTGGTACCGGCAGTTCTTCGATTATAACCCAAGCCGGAAATTTGTTAGTTATAGTAGGTGCAGGTGGAAACAAAACCACAACAGCATCAAGCGGTTATCCTCCTGCAACTTTAGGAACACGTGGCGGCAATTCTCAACTAGGATCTTTTATTGCGGTCGGTGGCGGAGTAGGTAGAACATATGATGATAGGACTCCTACCCCTGCAGGATTGGTTTCGGGTGGTTCTGGTGGAGGTGGGGCATATCAAGGTCGCTTGGCGGGAAATGGAATACCTGGGCAAGGAAATCCCGGATCGGGAGAAACTCCTGGATCTTTAGGTGGAGGGGGCGGAGGAGCTGGAGGAAGCGGCAATAGCACCGTACCTTCTTCTACAGGTGCTACAGGGGGAGTAGGTCTACCGATAACTTGGGCTACCCCTTTCATAGGAACCCCAGGTCCTACGTCTGGCAGATGGTTCTCGGGCGGTGGGGGCGGAGGCCATAATAATGGTAGTGGTCCTCCATACGGAGGTGAGGGCGGAGCGGGTGGCGGTGGCCCGGGAGGTCCGGTTGCAGGTCCTGGTACCATATATACTGGCGGAGGCGGTGGCGGCGGATCCTTTGTAAATGGTAATGAATCTGGCAATGGGGGTTCCGGTGCCGTGGCGATAAGATATCCATTTAAATCTACTACTGTAAATTATACAGTTAATTCCGCCGGTTCTCAAATATTAGCAAACTCATCCATGACTTATGCTATAGTCACAAATGGATTAACTGCAAATGCAAGATTCTATTATACTTTAACAGGTAACGTTACTTCTGCAGATATTGATACTCCTTTGTCCGGATCGTTTATAGTTTCAGATAATAGAGCCAATGTTGAAATTTCAGTTAATGCAGCAGCAACCCTTGGTAGTGTATTTGGATTTCAACTGAGAAGATTATCTACAAATGGTAAGATACTAGCAACCGGTAATACCATAACAATAAGTCCAATAACTTATATACAAGCAACAGGTGGAATAATAACGGATTCTGGTAGATATAGAATACATACATTTAATAATTCTGGAAATTTAGTAGTATCGACTTTGGGAGCCGTTTCTTCGTTAAATAATATAGATTACTTAGTTGTTGGTGGAGGCGGAGGAGGGGCGTCTGGATCTGGTGGAGGTGGCGGTGCTGGCGGATATGTTTCTAATACCAGAATACTAACCTCTACAGGTAATTTATTAGTCGTAATAGGTGGAGGAGGTGCAGGTGGTGTTCACCCAGGATATAATCCAGGATCACAGGGTGTAAATTCTCAATTTGCAGGAGATATTTCAATTGGTGGAGGTGCTGGGGGAGCATATAATCCTGGCGCTAGCCAAGGTTATCCTGGAGGATCGGGCGGCGGTGGCGCCATTAGCAGTTGGTATGGTGGAACCGCCACCAACTATCCTGGTCCAGTACAACAAGGTTATCCGGGCGGATATGGGCAACCGCACGGATCTGGAGGCGGGGGCGCAGGGGAAGCTGGCAACACGGATGGAGTAGGAGCAGGTGGTGACGGATTAGAATCTTCTATTTCGGGAACTGCAACCTATTATGCCGGCGGAGGTGGAGGCGGTGCTGCTAATAATTCAAACAATCCTTTAGCCGTAGGTGGCGAAGGAGGGGGAGGCAGGGGCGGACCGGGAGTTGATTCAAATGTTCCAGGTGTATCTGGAAATGTTAATACTGGAGGTGGCGGCGGTGGAGGTGGCCTCTGGCAGGGCATAATCTTTAATTCTGGAGGAACAGGCGGTTCCGGTATCGTAATTATCCGTTATCCCTACCAATAATAAATAATAGAATATGCCAATAAACAACAAAGGTAGATTAAATCTAAGCGAAGTAGTTCGCAGGCAGGTCGATAAAGATTGGCCTGCTGCTAATACTGACTATGATCTATTCGTACAGGATCTGATAGCTTCTGGTAATGTTATCGCCAACGGATTGATTATCCGCAATATCCAAGTATCGGATAATATATTAACAGGTAACGTATCTGCAAGCGGCATAACAGCTAATACTTTAACGTTAGATATACTAAGATCGAATCTAGTATATACTAGAGACGTTAACGCTACAGGTAATCTGATTGCTAATGGATTGATCATCCGTAACATCGAAGTATCGGATAATATATTAACTGGTAACATCACAGCATCAGGCATAACTGCTAATACTTTAACGTTAGATATACTAAGATCGAATCTAGTATATACTAGAGATGTAATTGCAAATGGTAATTTAATTGCTAATGGTTTGATCATCCGTAACATCGAAGTATCGGATAATATATTAACTGGTAACATCACTGCTTCAACAATTACATCTAATACCTTAGTACTTGATGTTATCACTGCAAATACTTTTAACGGATTACCTGCAGCAAATATTTCTTTATTAACTACTGATGATTTAAACGAAGGTACTGCGAATCTTTACTTTACCTTGGCTAGAGCACGAGGTGCATATACCGAAGGTCAAGGTATTGCGATATCGGCTAATGGTGTTATCAGTACACGGGGTGATGATACCGGCTTAGGTGCATTTAACTCCGGTATCAATTTAGCAGCAAATCTAAAACCTTCAGCGACTTATGCTAATATTAAAACCTTTCCTGCAGTTGAAGGTAATAGTTTCATAGTATTTTCATTCCTCGCAACTAATAGATCATCGAATATCTCATATTTATCTGCTAGGGTTAGAACAAATGGCAATACTGTGATGTTGGCGAATCTGTTGAAACTACCTCCAAATAGTAGTACTGAGATATTCCGCAAGCCGCAAGTATTTAAACCAAATGATTCGATTGAGATACTCAGTTTAAATCAGAATCAAACACCTGCAGCTAATCTTGTAACTGCATATATTTCATATCAAGGAAGTATAGATGCGACTTTTAATAGAAGCGTGTTGTCTATACCAGATAATCAAGCTTATATGTTGTTTCAATCTGCCGCAGTTACCTCGATAGTTGAAAGTTTGAATCTCGTAAATCTAGGTCCAAACGTGATGCCGGTAGATGCATATATAACAAATAATAATAATGAATTAGTAACATACTTAGTATCAAATCTTGTTATACCCCCCTATACTTCAGTTGAGATATGCGAATATCCTAAAGCATTGTTGGATAATGATAAGATATGGATACAGAAATGGGACAATCCTAGGGAGATGTCCGTGTTTGTTTCATCCAAGGTTACCTCATCCTATAACATTACTCCGTCTGCTACAGCAGTTGTTGAAGGTGATTCTATCACCTTCGATCTTGTTACAAGGAATGTCTTAGATGGAACAGTACTCTATTATGAGATACAAGGGATATAATTATGCCCATTAATCAACAAGATTTCGTTACCCCGCTAACTGGCAACATTGTTGTGTTAAACAACGGTTATAGATTTGTATTACAAGCAAATGCTGATCTAAATACATTGTTTGAAGGTGATGAAACTTTTAGATTCATTTTACGCAAGGGGTCAAATACTGGGCCTATTGTGGCTCAGACGGATGTACTGATAGTAAGAGATACTTCTAATACTATAACTTATAATAGTTTAATAGAATCAGGGGATACGATTGCTGAGGGGCAATCAATATCCTTTGTGCTGTCAACAACCAACCTCGGACCAAATAATACATTATATTACAGTACGGTAGGTAATGCTGCCAGTTCATTATTCACAACGGGTAATACTGGATCATTTATTACTACTGGTAACGCATATACACTGACTCTCACAACAACACAAACCATACCGGATAATGAAACTAGGAATTTCCGATTACAGATAAAAGATTCACCGACAGGTGCTGCAAAGATAACAAGTAATGTTGTTAATGTTGTTGATTCATTACAAGCATTTATAACTGCTACTGGGGGCAATGTATTCATTGGTGGGGGTTATAAGACACACGTATTCCATTCTTCTAATACATTTACAATAACAAGTTTAGGTATACCTGCTAATAGAACCGTAGAATATGTCCTAATTGCTGGCGGTGGAGGTGGTTCTGCAGGATTCGTAGGTGGTATATCTGGAGGTGGCGGTGCCGGCGGTATGTTGTTTGGTAGTTTATCTAATTTAACTACTCAATCTTACACTATGACGGTAGGCGGGGGCGGAGGGGGAGGTAGTCCTTATAGTCCCGGACTTCCTGCCTCGGTATTAGATGGTGGTTCGGGCAACCCAAGTTCAGCATTTAATAGTATGGTTTCTATCTCCGGTGGGGGAGGAAGCTCTAGAACCGGCGATAGTGCAGGATCTAGTGGGAATGGTTTCGGTGGTGGCCCATTCAATACGGGCTCTGGATCCTTTGGCATAGGTGGCGGTGGCGCCGGCGAAGCGGGTAAAGGGCCCACGGGGCCAAATTATGGCACAGGTGGTAATGGACTACCGATAACTTGGTTAGAAGCAGCTATACCCGCATCAGCTATACCCGCATACGGAGAACTAGGACCCGGCCCTTATAGATGGTTCGCGGGCGGTGGCGGAACTTTAACTAGACCAGGAGGTATCGGGCAATCTAGTTATGGTGGGGGTGGTAATAGCGGAGGACAACCCGGTAAGAATGGTATGATATTTGTTAGATATCCATATACAGTAGAAACATATAGATTAACCGAGGATACCGCGGCTGTTGTACGGAATTCTAACTTAACTATAAATCTACAAACTATAAACGTTTCTAATGGTAGCACATTATATTATACTATCTCTGGTAACGTAATAGGATCAGATTTCGTATCGAATACTGGATCGTTTGTATTAATTAATTCTAATGCAAATATTACTTTATCCGTTGCAAATACTAGTTTCCCAACTAATAAAGATTTCTTTGTAAATATACGTAAAAATTCTATATCCGGAACAATAGTGGTGACAAGTAACACTACAATAATATTGAACGATAATGTTCTGTTTGCGACAGGCGGCACAACAGCTTTAATTAACAATTATAGAATACATACATTTACCACTTCTTCTAATTTAAATGTTTTACAGGGAACAGGTAATGTGGAATATCTAGTTGTTGGTGGCGGTGGAGGTGGTGGAGGAAATCCAGGAGGCCCTGCGGCGCAAGGCGCAATTGGTGTAGGCGGAGGTGGTGCTGGGGGATTAATATATCAAACTAAATTAATAACTCCCCAAGTTTATACAGTCCTAGTTGGCGCGGGTGGAGGTAATCAGACAAAAGGTTCAAATTCTTCAGTATTTGGAAACATTGCCGTAGGTGGAGGTAATGGCGCGGGTGCTAATCCTGGATCTGTTGCAGCAAGTTCTGGAGGTTCAGGAGGAGGTGGCGGGGAGTCGCCTCAATGGTATTATCAGGGAAATAATCCAATATATTTTAATGGAGCAGCTAACGTAATAGGCCAAGGATATCCTGGCGGAACCGGATCTCTATTCTACGGAGGCGGCGGTGGCGGAAGGTCCCAATCTGGTTATCCGGGTGATCATGGTTCTCCCACCACTGCAAAAGGTGGGGCAGGTGTATACTTAACTATATCTGGTTCTAACGTAGCATATGCTGGGGGGGGCGGCGGTAGCGCTAGAGAAACTCCTGCCCCAGGTGTTACTGGAAGTATAGGAGGCGGAGGTGGATCCGGGGAATCTGGTACAGCTTATACCGGAGGTGGGGGAGGAGCCGGCCTTATGTCAGCCGGCGGCAGATCCGGTGGTTCTGGTATTGTAATTATTCGTTATCCTATAGTATAATAAATATTTAAAAAGTAAAACATGCCAATAAACAACGAAGGTAGATTACTCTTAAGCGAAGTATTAGCAAAGCAGATCGATACTGATTGGCCTGCTGCTAATACTGACTATGATCTTTATGTGCAAGACCTTATCGCCGCCGGTAATGTTATTGCCAATGGGCTTATCATCCGCAATATCCAAGTATCGGATAACATATTAACAGGCAATGTTGCTGCAGGAGGCATAACAGCTAATACCTTAGTACTTGATCGAATCACCGCGAATACTTTTGTTGGGGTAGCGAATTCTGTTTTCCCCGCAACTACACAACTGGTAGTAACCACCCCAGTATTTAACTATAATCTAGATCAGTATTCTGGAGACAATCCTCAGATATATGTAACTGCAGGAGAAACTATATCATTTGATTTGCGGCATAGTTCTTCACATCCCTTTAATATACGGGTGTCTAATGGGGGATCTGCCTATAATACTGGGTTGACACATGTTGCAATAGACGGAACGATCAGCACCGGTGCCTCAGCTCAAGGGAAATATACTGGGAAATTATTCTGGAAGATACCATATGAATTAGCAGGCAATACTTATGTATATCAGTGTACTAATCATGCGAGCATGGTTGGTAATATTGTGATACAAGGGTCGATACTTGATACGATTAATAATAAAAATGTAACTTTTAATAATTTATCAGTAAGCGGCGATTTAACAGTACAGGGTAATACGGTAACATTAAATACCGCGACATTAACTGTTGAAGACAAGAATATCGTACTTGCGAATGGCGCCCCTAATGCGGCTACGGCCAATGGTGCAGGTATTACCATCGAAGGTGCTAATGCTAGTATATTGTATCTCGATTCTGGTGATAAGTTTAAGATCAATAAAACGGTAGATATACTTGGTGATCTAATCGTGGCCGGTAACATCACCGGCAATGGTTTAATTATACGGGGAATCGAGGTATCTGATACGGTATTATCCGGCAATATAAGTGCCCAAGGAACCCTCAGCGGCAACACGTTAACTGTAGATTCTATAACTGCAAATATATGGAATAGATTATATACTGCAAATGTTATAGAAACCGCGGGCAATCTATACTTCACAGTTCAAAGGGCAAGGAATTCCTTCACTGCAGGACAGAACATAACGATCGTAAATGGTGAGATATCTGCCGAGGCTCAATTCTTAACAGTAGTTAACGACAGCACAACTATCACTGCTACCCAAGGTAATCTGACGTATGGTATGGGTCGAGCGATCTCTGATTCCCGTAACATATTAGTTATAGTTGAGGGCCTGATACAGATACCACAGACGGATTATACTGTTGACGGATCAAGCTTGACCTTCACCGATCAACCCCCGCCCGGAGCCAATATTGAGATAAGATTCTTCGGAGCAGAAGGATCTACTGGTAGCAGACCAACACTGATATCTACGGTAAATAGTTTCATTGGTACCGGTAATGTTGATTACGCATTGACTCAATCTCCCGCCGGTAAGTCATATGTCACGGTAGTCATCGACGGTGTTACCCAACAACATGAAGCGTATAATCTAACAGGCACAGTACTCACCTTCACGGAAGCACCTTCAGTTGGTGCTAATATTGATGTCAGGATCATATCCGGACAGGTAGGTGCTCCGTTTAATACTCGCACATATGTCGGTGATGGTTCGAATCTATACTATCCAATATCAAGTAACTTCACTCAAGATCAGATATTAGTATTTGAGAATGGTGTTGCTCAAGTACCAGGTACGGATTATACGGTATCATCCAGCAATGTAGTATTCTCGACAGCACCTGCAGCAAACGTTGCGATACAGATCAGGGAACTCTCAGCAAGCGGTGCGAATCTTCTAAATACTATATCCGGGTTGAATCAGATCACCGGCAATCTTGTACCAGATGTGGATGGTATTAGAAGCCTAGGTTCTCCGGATAAGAGATTTAAGGACATTTATCTGACCGGCAATACGATAGTATTGGGTAATATTGCGCTTAGCGAGTCGGGCGGAATCCTGACAGTCGCCCCCGTAATCGCCGGAAATATTATTACTGCAAATACCACCCCCGTTGGTGCAGGTACTGCTGCAAATATTTTCATTATAACAAGAACAACCTCAGTACCCGTGTTAATATCCTCCGGCACACTGAGTGTTGTCGGTCGCACGGGTAGCATAAATATAACAGTTAATTAACGGATACTAAAATGGCAAACAGAATCCCATTAGTTGTAGATAGCGTAAATCTTAATCTGAAAGAATTGCCTGCCGGAGATAATATGGATCTCGGTAATAGCAATGTTATCAATGTGTTGAATATTAACGCTAATTCTACAATCACATCCTCAGTTTATAGAGAGACCGTATCTACAGTTTCTATCTCGGGAGGTAATGTTACATACAATCTATCGTCTGCGGGATTTTTCGTAACAAGATTAACTGAAGATATTGATAATGTATTCTTTACGAATCCTCCGGCAACTGATACTGTCTGCGCATTCGTTGTTCAATTGATAGGTAATGGCGCAGCAAATACTGTTGTCTGGCCAAGTACCGTTAAATATGCGGAAAATACTGCACCAACTATCGCAACAACAAACAATTACATTAACACCTTCGCTTTCTATACCATAGATGGCGGTTCATCTTTTATTGGTACGGGGACTGTTGAACAGTATAACTGATGCTAAGGACACTGATACATAGATTATTTTCTGGGGGAGCGGCAGCGGGCCCAACCGACCCGTATTTCGACCAGACTACGCTGCTCCTCCATGGTGACGGAACCAACGGAGCGCAGAACAATACATTTCTGGACTCCTCCACTAATAACTTCACTATCACTCGAAATGGCAACACCACACAGGGAACATTCTCACCTTTCAGTCAGGATGATGGGAAGTGGGGTAATTATTTTGATGGGAGTGGGGATTACCTGACGGTTGCGGATAACGCTGCTCTTGATTTGGGAACTGGGAATTTCACAATAGAGGCATGGATATTTGCTACTTCTGTTAGCCCAACCGCTAACTTTACGATTGTTGCAAAGGGCGCTTCTTCTGCTACTGGAACTTGGCAGTTTGATATAACTAGCAGTTCAAAACTTAGAATTCAATACGACTCTGCTGGGGAAATTATTTCTACTGCATCTTTGGTTGCAAATACATGGAACCATGTTGCCGTTGTTAGGGAAGGGACAGGAAGCAATCAAACTAAGCTATATATAAACGGAACAAACGATGGGACTGGGACTGTTTCGTCTAATTTAGGTGACGCTTCTACAGTAAAAATTGGTTTAAATCGTGATGGAACGACATACTTTCAAGGATACATCTCCAACCTCCGCATCGTCAAAGGCACAGCCGTTTACACCTCCAACTTCACTCCCAGCTCCACACCCCTGACTGCCATCTCAGGCACATCTCTGCTCACCTGCCAGTCCAATCGCTTTAAGGACAACAGTGCTAATGCCTTTGCTATCACAGTAAATGGCAACACCTCTATCCAGCCATTCTCACCATTCGCACCCAGCGCTGCTTACTCTGCTGCTACTAACGGTGGGTCTGGGTATTTTGATGGGAGTGGGGATTATCTTTACCTATCTGACAATGACATTACAAACTATGGTTCTAGTCCGTTTTGTTTAGAAGCATGGGTTTACGCTACAAGTTCAGTATCAACAAACTATGTATTCTCACAACACACAACAGGGAACAAAGGCCCCCTCATAGGCGTAGGATCGGTTACTACTGGAAGAATGGGGGTTATTTATTCAAAAAGCGGAAGTGATAATTACACATTAGACGCTACTAGTGCTTTTCAAATAAATGAGTGGACTCATGTTGTTTTTTGTAGAACGAGCAATACAATAAGTTTGTTTATAAATGGATCAAGAGTAGCAACCACCACAGAAACAGGGTCTCTTTACAACTCTACCGCAACGATTGGAATTGGAACTCACATTCAAAGTCTTGGTTCAGCGGTATGGCCCGGATATATTACTGGGTTAAGATCAGTTAAAGGTTCCAATCCATACGATGCTACACAAACAACGCTGACAGTCCCAACTGCCCCACCCACTGCAATTACCAACACTTCGCTACTCCTCAACTTCACCAACGCTGGCATTCTCGACAACACTGGTCGCAATGATTTAGAGACTGTCGGTAACGCACAGATCAGCACCAGTGTGAAGAAGTTTGGCACAGGCTCTCTGGCGTTTGATGGGACTGGGGATTATTTGAGCATCCCATATAACCAAAACTTTAACTTTGGAACTGGCGATTTTACCGTTGAGTGTTGGGCAAACATTAGTTATGTACAATACAGTGCGATTATAACCTCTACCCCTGTAAGTATTGTCTCTGGGAATTGGTTGCTTGGATATAGTAATACCGCAAACCAAATGGCGTTTGCAATTGATTCTGGCGGCGCTGCTATTGTTGGAGCCGATTACACTTCCTATGCAAATACATGGACGCACATTGCAGTTTCAAGGTCTGGAACAACATTGCGGATGTTCTTTAATGGGGTTCAGGTTGCATCTGTAACAAACTCAACTAATTTTGTTGGCGCTCCAACAACTCCGGTTGTTATGGGTAGGCGATATACAGACAACGCTGCGTATAACCTCAACGGCTACATAGACGACCTTCGCATCACCAAGGGTGTCGCTCGTTACACCAGCAACTTCACTCCGCCCACTGCGGCTTTTGAGGATAAATAAAAATGCTCATAGCAAAAATAGAAAACAATACAGTTATATCTGTTAAACATTATAAAGAAATGTTTCCTGCAGTATCATTTACTGATGCTGGCCCTTCAGATGCATGGTTACAACGTAATGGTTGCATGAGAGTTACGGTGTTTAAACCTCATACTTCAATACAGAAACTTGTATCGGTCGCGCCTTATATTGAGGATAATCAAGTTTTTACTGTAGCAGTAGAGGATAAGACAGCAGAAGAGATTGCGGCTGATACTGCTAACCTGGCTGCTCGTATGCGTACCACTCGAGATAAACTACTTGCAGATACCGATTGGATGGTTATTAAAGCACTTGAAACTAATGTTGCACTGGATACTGCCTGGGCTCAGTATAGACAGGCACTTAGAGATTTACCTACTCAACAAGGGTTCCCGAATATTGATTTGCCTGCAGTTCCCGGAGCCGAAGTTCAGGACTAATAAATACTACAAATGGCAAGACGAATAGACAAACTACAGATCAATGCGCTGAACGCGGGTAACAGTCAGATACTTGTTGCTCGCGGAGGTCAACTTGCCTTCGATGATCCGGCGAACGTATTCGCAGCTTCGAGTGGCGGCGATGCAGGATTTGCTAACGTAGCACTAGAAGCAAATATCGCTAACCTGGTACTCACACTATCTAATTTTACAACCGACGATCTTAACGAAGGTTCGAGCAATCTTTATTATACTGATGCTCGTGTAACTGCACATGTAGAATCTACTACATTCTCAAATATAGCTGCGGTAGTCCTTTCGGCCAATTCTTTCGCATCGACAGGATTCGGTGTACCAACTATTACATCTGCGACAAATATTAATCTGTCCGCGAATGGTAACAATGGTGGTGCTGTAGTTATACAGAATTCCCCATTGAGATTGCGGAGCTATGCTGCCGGTGCTATAGCAAATCTATCAGCATCCGCCGGCGATGTGATCTATAATTCTTCGATCAATAAAGCACAGATATATGATGGTACTAATTGGGCAAACGTTGGTGCCGGCACGCTTGGGGGTGATCAGACCTATACCGGTAATCTATTACCCGCAGAGAGCAACGTATATAGTTTAGGTTCTCCGGAGTATCGCTGGAAGGATTTATACTTATCCGGCAACACGATATACCTTGGTGATGTACAACTGAGTTCTGCTAATAGCAAACTCGTTGTAAGTGCTATTGAAGCAAATATAATCGTAACTAATAATCCTACATTATACACCTCCGGTAGGGGTATCACGATATCTCGAGCAGGTGTTATCGCGACAACTGCGGATGACTCTGAGGTATATGATATCGGTATCAACGAGAGCGTTGGTTATACCGTTACTGATGCTTTACTCACAGCATTTACTCACTCAAATGCTTCGGTGTTCCCAACATTACTATATGGCTTCACGATAACCAATGCATCGTCCGCTACCGTTTATCTCGACGGACAGTATCGCACCAATGATGGTAATGTTTATAGTATAGCGAACGCTCTTCCGATATTCGGTTCAAATACTATAGAATTCGTCGGCAATAAACCTGAAGTCATCATGCCCGGTACCTCGATACTGCTGAAGGCGACAGCGAACAGTTCACTTTATTCAACATTCGTATACAAGACACAGGACGAGACCAGCTTCACGCGTTTTGTTACCAACGTCACAACCTCCGGGCAGTTCGTTGATATATTCAGTACTGAGAGTACCGCACTCGTAGAGAATATTAAAGTACACAACCTTACTAACTCCGCGATGCCGGTCACTGCGATCTGGGCGGATTCGAGCAACAATGTTAAATCTTATCTGGTTGCCAACTCTGCAATAGCCTCAAATAACTTTAAAGAATTACTCAATGGTCCGAAGCTGATGGCACTGGGTGACAAGATACGCCTGGCTCATTTCGGCACATCCTCAAATTCCTGCACAGCATTTGTATCTGCAAGATACGGAGAAGTTTATAACATTGTTCAGAGCTCTAATACTCTGGCTGAGGGACAATCAGTCACTTACTCGATCACGACGCTGAATGTACCTTCGAATTCTACTAGGTACTATAGGACACTTTCAGTAACAGGAAATGTTAACACCTCGGATTTCGTTGAGGGTAACACCGGATCGTTCTTGATTATAGATGGTGCGGCAAATATCACACTGACAACTAATGCAGATTCCAGTTCTTTCTTTGAGAACGATGAGGTATTTAGATTAGTTATAGCAAGGGACTCGGTGAATGGTGCCACACTGAGGACTTCAGATGAAACAACACTGATACGAGATAGTTCTAACATATTTAACTTCTCTTATGCTGCAGTTCCAGCATCTATATATGAAACAGAAGAAGCAACGATAACTATCAATACTATCAATGGTTTCGGTAATTCTGCCGGAACACTTTACTACACCATAACCGGCAATGCTGATATATACAGTAATACTTCGGGAGCTATAGTGATTAATGATAATACTGCAAACTTATTGATAATTGCTGAGGCAGGTGTACCTGCAGATGAAGAAAGAGAATTTGCTATTCAGATACGAAGAGATTCCACATCTGGAACAATAGTCGGAACAACAGACGGTATAGTAGTTAAGCCAATTACTGAAGGAAATGTTAGTATAACGGCTACTGGCGGAACAATTACGGAGATAGTAATTTAAATGGCTAGATATAAAGTACATACATTTCTAACTAGTAATAGTTTTGTCATTAATTCTGTTACAGGGAATCCTGCAATAGATACTATAGAATATCTGGTAGTTGCAGGCGGTGGAGGTGGCGGCGGTGGGACTGTCGGTAGATATGCAGGTGGAGGTGGAGGAGCAGGTGGTTTACTTTTAGGAAATCTTTCTATAACTGCTAATACCTATGTTATAACTATAGGCGGAGGAGGCACTGGAGGAACATCCACGGGTTCTGGACCATCTTCTTCGGCTACTAGAGGCGGAAACGGCGCCAATTCTTCAATAACATTTTATGGAGAATTGCCGGCAGGCAACATAATATCATTCGGCGGAGGCGGCGGTGGCAGTGAAGGTTCTGAAGGAGGAACATTACTACGCAACGGGCTTAGTGGGGGATCGGGTGGCGGCGGCTGTATTGCGGGGGGAGGTGGAGTATCTACATCCGGAGGAGCTGGAATTCCTGGACAGGGAAATAACGGGGCAGGTGGAACGGGGGATCCTCTTTATCTAGGTACAGGCGGAGGCGGGGCAGGTCAATCTGCATCCACATCAAATAGAAATGGTGGAGCTGGTATCTATTCATTAATAACTGGGGCGAATGTTGCATATGCGGGCGGAGGCGGTGGTCGTCAACCTGGTCTAGGAGGAGTAGGCGGAGGAGGAGCTGGGGCCGGCCCGGCATCACCTTCTCCTGCAGTATCTGGTACTGGAAATAGTGGAGGCGGGGGCGGTGCGGGGGCAGATTCTGGTTCTGGTCTTGGTGCTTCGGGAGGATCGGGTATAGTAATTATTCGTTATCCGGTAATCAATGTTGCAGAAATCGCACAATCCAAGATATCGAGAGTTTCTTCAGTAACAAAATCGGCAAATGCTGTATACGAAACCGAACAAGCAACAATAACAGTAAATACAGTTAGTGCTTCTAACGGTGATGTATTGTACTATACAACGTCTGGTAATGCAGACGTATATGCCAATGCACAGGGGCAGTTTCAATTAAATAACAATACCGGAAGTTTTACCTTAATTACTGAGGGTTCTGTACCCGATAATGAAGTTAGAGAACTTATAGTACAGATAAGACGTAATTCTAATACTGGTCCAATCCTTGCTACAACGTCTGTCGGCGTATCTCCACTGATAGGTGATCCTGCCACATTAAGCTCAGTTGATTATCTAGTAGTTGCCGGTGGCGGAGGAGCCCACCGAGCAGGTGGAGGAGCAGGAGGATTGATAACTGGTAATATATCATTGACCTCTCCTGCTATAGGTATATCGAATGTAACTATAGGAGCAGGCGGTGTAGGCGGAGCTCAATCCCCATATAGTACCTCTGCCTCTACTCGAGGCGGCAATACAGTAATTAGTATTGTAGGTACGCCATTCCTTGCAGTAGGCGGCGGAGCCGGTTGGCATGATACTTTTGGAGGAACTCCTGGCGGTTCAGGTGGCGGATTAGTTTCCCCAAGCGCAACTGTTGGATATGCTAATGTTGCGGGACAAGGTAATTTTGGAGGTGCTGGAGCATTTGGTGGCGGTGGCGGTGGAGCGGGCCAAGCTGGCCAAGGAGGTCCGGCCAACCAGGTTGGGGGTAATGGAGGAAACGGACTCGCGATTACATGGATGACCGGATGGTTCGGAGAATCTAACCCATACTCACCATCGCCGGGTAGATGGTTCGCTGGAGGAGGAGGTAATCGAGGTAATCCAACATACCTTGCCGGCAAAGGCGGTTGGGGTGGCGGTGGTCCCGGTGGTCGAGCAGAAGGTACTGGTTCTCAGGCTCCGGGCGGAGCAGGTAACGTAAATACTGGTGGAGGTGGCGGTGGGTCCGAGGCAGGATGGGCTCAGGGTATGAGCGGAGGATCCGGAATATTTGTCCTTCGTTATCCAACATCTGCTAGAATGACTATAACTGGAGGAAACGTTATTGTCGAGAATGGTTCCAAGTTTCACGTGTTCACTAATTCGGGAAATTTAAACATCTCCTCGCTGGATCTATTTAACGGTAAGGTATCTCTTGTATCTAGTATTGTGCCATTGTCTAATGTTTTAACCGGCGGAAATATAACTTTCAGAATAAACACCATAAATGCTGCTAATGGTGAGGTGCTTTACTATAGCACAAATAATCAACCCAACGCGGCATTTACTACCGGCAATATCGGATCATTTATTGTGAATGGAAATGTTGGCACAGTTATATTAAACTCAACATCAAATGTAATAGATGAACAATATTTCGATCTACAAGTTCGCAGAAATTCTGTTACTGGATTAATACTGAAACAAGGCGGCAATGTTTATATACCTAATAGATATATACAAGCAACGGGAGGAACAATAACAGATTCTGGTGGGTATAGAATACATGCATTTACAACTTCTGGAAATCTAGTAATTACTGGAACAGGATTATCTTCAACACCTAATGTAGAAATCATACTTGTTGCAGGTGGAGGGGGAGGCGGATCTGCAGGATCGCCAGTGTCAGGTCCATCTCCGGCAGGTATTGGCCCCATGGGTGGAGGCGGCGGTGCCGGGGGATTAGTACATACAAATGTTACTATTAGTTCTACGGGCAGCTATAGCATAATAATCGGTGGTGGAGGAATCGGACAGAAACAATATTCTTTATGGCCTTCTTGGGGAGGTTCCCCTATCACTGTAGGTCGAGGTACACCTGGAAGCAATACAACAGCATTCTCGATAGTAACAGTAGGTGGAGGAGGTGGTGGCAAAGGGGGCGGTGGCCCATGGCCAGGTGGACCACCAGATGAGACTTCGACAGGATTCCCCGGTGGATCTGGAGGTGGCGGAACTTATCTGATGCAGCAAACTACTGCCCGAGCGGGTGGCCTGGGTATAGCCGGGCAGGGTAATCCCGGCGGTAGTGGTCCACCGTTAGGTTACCAAAGCGGAGCTGGCGGTGGCGGTGGTGGTGCCGGCCAAGCCGGGCAACCTGCACCGAGTAGAGGAGGCAATGGTTATGTTATATCCTGGATAACACCCGATTATGGAACATCGGGACCTCTGCCCGGTAGATACTTTGCTGCTGGAGGCGGGGGCGGCGGAAATAGCCCCACTATAATTCCTGCAGGAGGATTTGGTGGGGGCGGCTCTGGTGCCGGAACTAGATTAGCAGGCAACACTTTAGCCGGTTCAGGTTCTCAATTCACGGGAGGCGGCGGTGGCGGAGGAACATCTATATCTCAGGGCTGGCCTTCTTCGCTGGGTATACATTCTGGAGGAGACGGTGGTTCTGGTATCGTAATTATCCGCTATCCTATAGCTTAATAAATAATTAAATGGCAAAGTTAAAACTATCAGAGCTCACTAAGGTAACCGCAGCAAATCCAACCGATTTGCTGTATATCGTTCAGTCAAACCTTAGCAAGAGCATAGC